TGGCGACGGTGGTGGTGATGGCGATGGCGGTGGCGACGGTGACGGCACAACTGGTGATCGTAAGCCGCTTGGGGGCGACGATCCCGATGCAAGACCGGATTGGTGTCAAGATAAGTTCTGGAATCCGGACACTAAAACGCCTCGTACTGAAGTAGCACTGAAGGCGTACAACGAACTCGAAGGTAAGATGCGAACCAAGGGTGACGAGCTGCGCGAGGAGATCCGCGCGGAGATGGTTGCCGCTGCCCCTGAGAACTACGAGTTCACGCTGTCGGAAGAACTGAAGATCCCAGAGGGTGTGGAGCTTGACTTCTCTGCCGACGATCCGATGGTTAGCTGGTTCTTTGGGTTCGCCAAGGAGAATGGCCTTTCGCAAGAAACGGTCAGTAAAGCGATCAATGAATACGTGGGCATCGAGCTTGCGGCAATGCCTGACGTTAGCGCGGAAATCGAGAAGTTGGGCGATCACGGTCAGGATCGTATGCTGCGCGTTCATAGCTGGCTTGAAACCAAGCTCAGTGACGAGCAATTCGCGGCCATTAACCCACTGTTGAGCTCGGCAGCCCAGGTCGAAGCATTGGAAGTCCTAATGAAATCAAGCGGTCCAAGCGATTTTGATGGTGATACTGGCGGGCCAGCACTGACGCTCGAAGAACTGCGCGGTATGCAGAATGACAAGCGCGCATGGCAGGACAAAGACCCGGTGTTCCTCAAGAAGATCGAGGACGGCTATAAGAGACTTTACGGCGGCAAGTAAACGGCGTTATTATCCGGGTCGAAGGCCGCTACCCACTGCCTCGGCCCGGAGTCCTTCCGGCACAACCGATCAAGGCTCGAAGTAGAGATAACCTGAAACGGTATTTCTTTCTTTCTACTTGGAGATAATCAATGTTCTTGCGAATGTTACTTGGTCTCATCTTCCCGATGAATCAAGACAACTCGATTGACATTGCTTTCACCAAACAGTTTGAGTCGGAAGTCCATCTCGCCTACCAGCGAATGGGTTCCAAGTTGCTCAACACTGTGCGGCGAAAGACAAATGTCGTCGGCAAGTCCACGACCTTCCAGAAGATAGGCAAAGGAGTAGCAGGCACCAAGACCCGAGGCGGTCAGGTTCCAATCCTCAATCTCGTTCACACGAATGTCGAATGTACGTTGGTCGACAGGTACGGTGGCGAGTTCATTGATAAACTCGATGAGTTGAAGATTGAACATGACGAGCGATCTGCGGTAACGCAGTCAATCGCCGGCGCTTTGGGTCGCGCATCAGACGCGGATATCGTTGCGATTACTGATACGTTCTCGAAGGCAACCACGGATACGGGCGTTGTAGATCAGCCCAAGGTCGAGGAAGCTTACGAGGATTTCGGTAATACCGATGTTCCTGACGATGGCCAGCGATTCCTCTGTCTTGCTCCGCAAGGCTGGACTGACCTCATGGGATTGGCGCCGTTTGCCTCTCTCGATTATGTTCCTGAATCTGACCTGCCATTTCCAAAGGTAGGCTTCAGTGCAAAGAACTGGTTCTCGTTCCACATCTTTAGCTTCTCAGGATTGACTCTGACTGGTGGCACCATTCGCGAGAATGCTGCATGGCACAAGTCGGCGGTTGGTCATGCGTCGGGACAAGATGTGCAGATGGACTTCACATGGCAAGGTAAGGAACAGTCTCATTTGGCAGTCGGTTCGATGTCTATGCAGGCTTGCCTTATCGATAATATCGGCGGATATCGTATCCGTTCGACGGAGACTTAGAATGAATATTTTAATGCGATTCTTGCTCCGGTTCTTGCCTTGTGCTGGTTTCGAGCTGAAGGATATGAACCGTATCCAAGGCGGAACTGTCACCTTGTGGCTTTACAAGTCTGTTACTGACGCAGTTGCAACCATCGTCACCGATGGCTATTTCGATCCGGTGGCTGAGTTGGTGCGACAGGGCGATATCATCATAGCGGTTGATACCAACGTCCCTACTATTGACGTTCTTATGGTAGATTCTGCCGATGGTGCAGCCGAAGTGACGGTTGTTAACGGCACGTAAAGTACCACCTGGAACAAGGAGTCGGGCCGGGGTTAGCTAGTCTAGCCTCGGCCCTATTTGCTTATGGCTGAAAAAGATCGGATCGAAAACTCGAACCTTGCTTGTCTGGGCGCCGGCGTCAACACTTTCGAAACCATGTTGCAAGGCAGTGCCGAGGCAAAATTCTGTAACAAATGGTACGAGCTCATTTGCAAGTCGGAGCTGTCCCTTTACAAGTGGCGCTTTGCAACCAAGACGGTTGATCTTGGCTCACCGCTTGTTGAGATCCCTGACAACGCAGATTTTAATGTCGCTTATCAAGCACCGAATGATGTGCTGTCCGTTGATACGGTTTACATCAATGACCGGCCCATTAGGTATGATCGGCATCAAGATCAGATCCACACAAAGGACACTTCAGCCGATACGGTAATCATCAAGTACCGTTTCCGTGCTGATGAATCTTTGTGGAGCCCCTACTTTCAATTGCTGGTCGTGTACCGGCTGGCGACGATGCTCTCCTTTTCGATTGCTCGCAAAGAAGATGTTGCTGCCAGCATGAAGGGACTCGCTGATGAACACTGGCGTCGGTCCAAAACAGAGGACGCACAGGGGCAGACGAATAAGAAGGTCAACCTCAGTCGCCTCAAGCGAGCTCGGGGTGGCAGGGTTGATAAGTTCTGGCGTGATCGCTAATGCCGAAGTTTCGCAATTACCAAACCAACTTCTCCGGTGGGTTGTTGTCCGAGGGAATGCTTGGCCGGGTTGATCTGGCTCAGTACGAGAACGGCTGCAAGCAGCTTGAGAACTGGTGGCCCAAGGTCACTGGCGGTATGCGGCGTCGACCTGGCTCGCTGTTCCGAACCTTACTCGATACTGCTGTGCGCATTGAGAGTTTCATCTTCTCTGAAACACAGACGTACATCGTCTGCTTTCGCAATGATTCGGGCAGACATTCAAACTTCAACATAGTTGTTATTGATCCGATAACTGGCTCTATCGTTGCTACAAGACACAAAGTATTAACTGAAACTGTCATTCGGGAACTCTCTATTACGCAGAAGGGTGATGTGATGTTCATCGCTCATGATAGTTTCAGGACACTATTACTCAAACGAACTGGTGCCTCGACATTCATACTGCAAAATTTCGAATGGGAAGGCCGCATAACGGATAACGCCTATCCGAAGAAGATGCCATTTGCGAAGTTTGCCGATCAGCAGGTAACGATCAATCCAAACCGATACGAGCTAAATGGACTGGCAACCGTTACCGCGAGCGAAGATGTCTTTCACGATACGCTGGTTGGTACTGCCATTCGTTATCGTGGCAAGCAGATCATGGTTACGGCTGTTGCCAGCCCTACCTCTTTGACAGGTACGATTCTTGAAGAACTGGATCAGGGCGTTGTTATTCACTTCAGCTCATCGAACGACAAGCCGCATGATTTTCAGGTGGGTGAGATCATCGTCGGCAGAGATTCCGGCGTCAAGGTTGAAGTTACTGCCACAAACAATACCAATATCACAGGAGCCTATCTTGCTGGTAAGTTCGCTCCACTATCAACAGAAGAAGTTGAAGGGCTGACCAGCGGTAACATCGCACACATCACAGCTTTTTCAAATACAAATCCACCGGCTACCGCAGATTGGGACGAAGAAGCATTTTCTGAATACCGTGGCTGGCCGGGTGTAATCGAGTTCCACTCGCAGCGCCTTTGGCTCGGAGGTAGTTCCTCACTTCCAGCCCATATCTTCGGGTCAAGGGTTGCTGCGTTTTTTAACTTTGATGTTGGCGATGCGTTCCCTGCCGATTCCATCCAGGCGGCGATCGCCGGCAAGCAGATCAACCTGATTACTGACATTGTTAGTGGCCGGCACTTGCAGGTGTTCACAGACAAGGGAGAGTTTTACGCTCCGCAGTCTGAAGATCAGCCATTGATACCGGAAACCTTCGACCTGATACCTCAAACCCGATACGGATCTAAGCGCACCATTGAGCCAAAGGTATTCGATGAGTCGACTATCTTCGTACAGTCGCGTGGCTCTGCAATTCGTGAGTTCATCTGGCAGGACAACCAGAAGGGCTACTCTGCTGATGCTATCTCGCTGATTGCCGAAGAACATCTTAACGACGTACAGGAAGTTGAAGTGCTGTACGGTGGCTATGATAGGCCGGAGCAGATCGCTTTCTTTGTCAATGGTGATGGCACGATTACGTGGTATCACTCAGCCCGGGCAGAGAGTATTCGCACGTGGGGCAGATGGACAACGCAGGGTCAGTACAAGTCTCTGACTGTCGTGCAGGATAAACTGTATGCCCTGGTCGAGCGAACAACGGCGAATGGCACGGAGCAGTTCCTTGAATGCTTCGAGCTTGATCTAACGCTTGATTGTGTTACTCAACGAAGTGGTGGATTTGGGTCTTTGTGGACCGGGTTTGATCCTAGATGGGACGGCATAACGCTTCAGGCAACCAGCGGTGTTACCGCGCACGATGCGGATTACTATCTTGGTGAGTATGTTCAATTTTCTGAACAGATTGACGTATCGCCATTGAAGGTGGACAACATCACGGCTGGCCTTGGCTTTACGCAGACGCTTGAGACTATGCCAATCGAGGTTAAAGACCGGAATGGTGTTACAACCGGGATGCCAAAACGTCTGGTATATGTGGATCTTTACATGGCATCGACGCTGGCAATACAGATCGATGGGCAGTCAGTCAGTACCTTTTTAGGTGAGAATGATTTGAGTCAGAAGCCGGACCCTATCACCGGACTACGCAAATTCTACGGCCTTGGCTATAGTGAACGACCAACGGTGGTGATTACTAATCAGTATCCTGTTGCATGTGAGGCGCTTTCGATTGGGGCAGAGGTGGAATACTAATGGACGGTGGAGCAACTTTTTATATTGCGATGGCCGCGGCCGCAGCGGGAACCGCTGTCACGACGATGGATACGATCGCTGCCAACAGGGAGCGCGAACGAATCCTCGAGGCCGAGCTTCGATCGAACGAGCTGGCCGCGCTTGATGAGGAAAACCAACGACTGCAAATGCTGCGCGAAGCTAACTCAGAAATGCTCGCCGGCATTGGCCATGTAGACCCTTACGCTTCTGCCTCGCTGGTTGCTGCCCGTGCTTTCAATTTCCGAATGGGTATGCAAGACATTGCGAACATACGACTCAACATCGCCGGCGCTCGCGCTGGTATCTCCGCACGCATCGGCATCCTCAAAGCCAATAGCCGGGCTAGCTTAACCTCTGGCATCCTCTCGATTGGATCACAGGTCGCAGGCGGCATGAACACTGGCGGTAAAATCTTTGGCGGCGGTGGCTTGCCACCAGCCATACCACCGACCAAGCCGATCACGAAGAAGCGATCTTCGAAGGGACAATAATGGCCAGAGAACGCAGACACGTAGGGATCAATCCGGTTCGGGTCAACCTACCTGAGCGTACCAGTATTGGCCCGGCCCTTATTAAGACGGCCCAGACAGTACAGAGCATAGCTGCTGAACGTGGTGCATTGCGACGCACGCAGGAAGCACAGCTTGCCGCATCAAAATTAAACTTTGAGCGCGACGGTGATGGAAATCTGGTTGCGCCGACTTTGCCCATTGGATCGAACGGACAAGTCGCGCCTAATATCTATGACACCGTTTACACTGAAATGGTTGGTCAGCGATACGTCCAGCAAATGAAGATCGATACTACGGAACGACTCAATCTTATTGCTACCGAGAATCGATTTGATCCATCTGCTTACCGCAAACTTGCTGAGGGTTATGTAACGAAAGTTACTGAGCTGGCACCCGACAGACTCAAGGGTGATGTCAACAACGCAGCACAGATCACAATGGTTGAACACTTCAACCACATTGTACGGGCTAAAGCAGAGCGCGATCATGTTGAGGCAGGTGAGGTACACCTACAGTCAACTGAAAAACTTTATGATGATATGGCTGGTTACGCTTTCGGTGGTGCAGATGATGAAATTGTCGGTGCGAAGATGCTGGAGATCCGCGCACATATTCTTCAAGGGGAGCAATTCAATTACTGGAACGCAGCCGCAAGTGCTGAACAAGCCGCTCTCATTGACAAACGATATGCTGTAGCCGGCATCACTGGAGATATCGCCAGGCTTGCCGCTGATCCTGTTACTCATGCTGCTGCAATTGAACAGCTTGAGCAGTTCGCATTGGGCAATGGAACGCTTCGCATGGTAGATGAAGCCGGCAATGTTGCGATAGTTGACGCGCAAGAAATCATGCCAGATCCCGAGGAGCGCGAAGCAATCGCAGCGGTTGGTATCGCTACGATCAAGAACAAAGAAGCAAGCCGTGGATCTTATGAGACTGAACGCCACGGACGGCAGGCTGATAACTTCGAGCATTGGTTCTTACAGCACTCAATCACTCAAGCGTCTATTGGTGGGCAGCTTGACATGGCGAACTTACAAAGCTGGTTCAACAAAGCACAGGACGAGAGCAACGAACCGTTGATGAAGCGCATTCAGCAAGTCATGGTTGGTGCTTATGCTGGCGCAGTTGGCGAGAGTGGTACACGTGCTGAACGTCGTGCAGTGCAGGCGCTTGCTTTCACTTCGAGGCAGCGCGCCAATGCCACGAACCAGTTCATGAAAGACAATGGCATGGAGAATCTTGACAGCCTGAGCGATGAACAGAAGGTGGCACTTGATGAGGCTATCTGGCGTAGCACTGGCCCGGTTGATATTCCACAGTCGGCAGAGATGGCCGAAGACATTGGTGGAATGTATGACGCGATGGCAGGGTATAGCGTCGACGTAGGTACAGCGAGCCTCGATGCCATTGAAAACTGGATTGATAAGGGTGCCGGCAAGATTGGTGTGATTCCGTGGGGTCTGTCGATCCCATTAAATTCAATGTTGAACTCTGACAATGAAGATCAGATCGATCGCGCTCTCGATATTGGACGAATGCTTTATAACAATAACAATACCAAGGCCAACATGGGTGACTCGACCGCGCTCGGTACCAACGGTGAAGCACTGGCTTACATCTTTGACAATTACGCGCCGGGTGGCATTCAGGCAGGGCAGGTGACTGAGCTATTGAAGAACTTCGGTACGCCTGGATGGTCGCCGCACATGGACTGGTCAGCCATGCACCCTGACGATCGTGAAGTTATGATGAGTGATGTTGCCGACGAGCTCGATGGGCGCTTTACTTCAGTGATACCGACTGGCTTTGAGGTATCAGCTTTCAATTTCTCATTGCGTCCGGAACTTGGTGGCTATCCTGTTGAGATGGAGAAGCAAATCTTCTCGGAGATCCGTAGTCGTGCTGGCTTAATGAACCCACGAAAGCCTGAGACTTATGATCGTCACATCGATGCAGCAATTAATACTGTGGTCAAGCAGCATGGGTGGGTGCCGTCTAAGCTCGGTTGGAGTGAGTCACGCTTCACTGAAGACAAGCGGCCAGCGACCAATGCTTTCTCGCAGTTTGCACCCGAGGCATTCTATCGAGATCCCCACGGCAATGCTGATCGCAATGTACTCGATCAGGTTGAGGTTGATTTTGGTACTCACTTGAAAGGACTAATGAAAGCACAGCCTAGCTTGCCAAAGCTGATTGCTGGTGAGAATGCGTTCCTTGAATACAATGCATCGCAGTCTGTCACACTTGATAACGGTCGACACATTCCTGCTTACAACATCATCACCCTGAACACTGAAGGCCGCGGTGTGCTAATGACCAGCGATCGCTATACCTATGGCGACCAGGGCGCTATCAATTTTGAGCTCGCGTACCAGACTGGCAACCGAATTACGATGGATACTTTCAGGGCCACGCAAGAGCGTAAGGCCAAGGCTCGTCTGTTACGTCAACAGCAGGTTGTTAATCCGGGCACTGCTCAATGACCACCCGTTTTCAATCTCCTCTCTGGGTGAACCCTGCTCCTGTTCAAGTTACGCGCGAAGAACAGAGAGAGCGTGGCTGGAATCAAGCAATACGTGATGCCTATATGCTCGATAGTTCTGCCGGGCAATACTTCATGATGGCAGCCACAGCCAACGCATTTGATATTCCAATTCAAGCGATGCAGCGCCCTGTTGTTGATGGCTACAGCCCGTTCGATGAAGACCTGACTGGTTACGAAAATTTTTATGATGAATTTACGTCGTCTACTTCTCCGGAAGAAACACAGCTTACCAAGCAGATGATTGATAACAATCTCGACCTGCGTAAAAACCTCGAGCATTACGGTGGTGTTCGTTTCTCGGCTGGCCTGATCGATCCAATCAATTTAATCCCTGTCCCTTTTGCATTCGGTAAAGGCTTTCTTAACGGTGCGAAGCAGGCCGTCAAGATCGGTACTCCGATCATCGCCGGCACTGAGATGGCGCGACATCTTATTGATCCTACGTCCACGTGGGAAGAAACCGCGATAGCCACTCTTGGCGGTACGTTGTTCATGGGTTTGATGGGCGGTGCTGTTGGCAAGCTACCAAAGAACTCAATGACTATCGGCCAGGCGCTACGCAAGATGACACCACCTGCCGGTACAACCACCATGTTCGCTGGTGTGCCGTGGCACATGGGTACATCACGTGGCGTTTTCGCTCGTATGCTTGACTCATTCAAGTCCACAGCTAGCAGCGGCATGGCAAAGTCTCGCACCGTAGACCCTGATCGAATCAAGGTAGTTGATGATTTGTCTGATGCTGGCGATGCGGTCAAGCTGGTTGAGATCCACGTCGATGGTGAAAGCGTGATGCACGCTGCGGTTCGTGGTGGTGACACTCTGCAAGTCTTGTCGGTTGAAGTAAGGGAGCCAATGCAGCGTCAAGGTATTGGCACTGCTGTTTACAAGCGGGCCATTCAGTATGCTGAAGACAACAACCTTAAGTATGTTTCAGACACAGAAGTAAGCACACTTGCTGCCAAGCGTTACGATGCACTGACGGACGAAGGCTTTAATGTCAAGAAGCTCGATGAGAAACTTATTGATGTAGATCCTGAAGACGGAACGATGAGAGCTGGCCGTCCTATCTATGAAGTATTGCCACAGATTGACCCACACGCACGACAGATCCCGGTAGAGGTTCGCAATGCCATTGATGATATCGAGAAGGCAGGAGTTGTACTCAAGACACACCTTAAGCTATTTGATGAATCAATCCGTGAAGCAAGAAAAGCTCTGAAGACTGCAACAAAGAAGGGCGGGTGGAAAACGAAACGAGCCGATGAACTAGAGCGGTTGCTGCAAGAACGCAACAAGACTGACTGGCAGCTCCGTCGTAATCAGTCGGCAGCCCAAGATCTGAATGTGAAGGCAGCTCAGATGTTAGACGAGGCCACGATTAAAGATTGGGATCTGTTGCCGACTGGTTACAACAAGCTGCTTGGTAAGCTCGATCAGTTTCCTTGGTGGACGCTGTTGAAGACACCACTACGGGATACCGCACCCGACCTGGCTGTGAAGTACCAGATGTTTGCACTTAAGATTGCTGCAACTCCCGGCCTCAACAACGTAGGCAATAGACTCAGCTCAACGACCGGGCCAAGTGTTGAAGCATTGAGCATTGAGTACACTGGCAAATGGCTGGTTGCTACACGCAGGGCGCAGCAGCTTTATCGTAAGTATGCTGGCTACGGTGAGTCGTCCTCTCAAGTGAAGCAGTTCACCATTGATTCAGCTCAACGTGTACGCTCCGCAGTTAATCGTGGCTTAGGTGGGGAGCGCATTACCACTACCAGCGATGGCAAACTCACTGTCGCTGAGTTTGAGAATCAGATCACAGTCGCGATCGCCAAGGGTGGCAAGCATGAAGTCGCTGAGATAGCCGAAGCTGCTGGTGAGTATGTTCGTGTACTCAAAGAGATTGGCGACGAAGGCAAGAAGCTTGGGGTGTTTGGTACGCAAAGGAACATTGCCAATCGCATCGATCGCATTGATGACATGCTCGCTAATCATGATGGCAAGTATGGTGTAGCGCAGAACCAGAATGCATGGCAAACAAAGGTACGCGATGATCTTGAGCTTGAACGTATGCAGCTTGAAGAAGCAGCGGAGACTTATCGCACTACAAACAATGAACAGTTCATTCATCGTATGTGGTTGGCTGAAGAAGTACGGGCTAAAGAAGTTAAGCTCAAGGAAATACTAACCGATGAGTTCAATCGTAATCCGTTGCGCGAACAGCTCGACGCGGAAGGCAATCGTATAGCTGAAGATCCTGATGTGGTTCGTGGTCGTGTCAACGAAGCTTATGCTTCTATCCTTCGTGATGCTGAATCAGGCAACGATCTTCAGTTCCGGCCTGACTCAACAGAGAAGCGTGATTGGTTAGTTGCTCGACAGACTGCTATTGAAAACGGTACATATCGTGATGCGAATGGTGCGCTCAGTAGCAAGACTGCAAAGACTCAGCTCAAGATCATCAAGCGTAAGCTCGATCGTATCCGTGATGGCGATAAAGCAGGCGGCAGCTCTGGCCCATTAGCACAGAAGCGCCTTGATCTTGATGATGCTCAGTTAGTTGAACTGGGACTCATCGAGGGCAATGTTAATAACTGGATGAATCATTACGTGTCACGCACTGCTCCAATCATTGAGACTGCTCGCATGTTCGGTGATGGAAAAGCGCAGAAGCACATTGATGACATCATTGCTGAAGTGCATGAACGTGCTGAAGCTGAGACTAACCCGAGAAAGAAAAAGATCCTTGAGACAGAAGCAGAGCGTGGTCGCGTTGCCATGAATGACCTGCGCGATATCGTTCATGGTGTCTACCAGATTCCTGACAATCCAAGTGCAATCACTGGTCGAGTGCTCCGGTCGTTGCGCAACTTCAATATTCTTGGATCGATGGGTCGCTCAGTGATGATGGCAATGGGTGACATTGGTAACGTCGTTGTGTCGCAAGGCTTTCTTCGTTCGATGGGTCACGCGGTTGAACACTTTGCTGCTGGTATTACTGACGGCAATATCAAGATGATGCGTGATGAGGTCGACCTGGCCGGCTCTGTTAGTGAAGTCATTCTCGGTATGCGGTATCACCAAATGACTGACGCTGGCGCCGTCATTGGTTCGTCCACCCGCTTCGAACGCGGCCTCGCTGGTGCCTCGCAACGCTTCTTCCTTCTCAACCTTCTGGGTCCGTGGACTGATATGGCTCGTCGTTTTTCTGGCGGTATGCTTCAGTCAAAGATCATCGAGAACTCTCGTTTGTGGAAGGCAGGCACGCTTGCTAAAGAAGAACAGAAGATTCTATCTCGCCTTGGTATCAATCGGCAGCAAGCTATTCAATTTGCTAATGAGTGGGAAGCATCAGGCTCACTGCAACACAAGCAGATGTTCATTGCTAATACTGAAGGTTGGGTTAGTGAGACAGCAAAGCGAACCTTTCGTGCTGCCATGAATACTGAGATCAATCGCATGGTGCCAACGCCAGGTGCCGTCGACAAACCGAAAGCCCTTTTGAAATCTGATTGGTGGAAAGTAATTGGTCAGTACCGTGGCTTCTCTATTGCTGCCACTCATCGCATCATGGGTGCTGGCTTACATACCAAGGGCGCATCGAAATACTCCGGGTTCGCTTCAATGATTGGCATAGCGATGATGGTAGATTCGTTCAAGCGTCCTGATTACATCAAGATGCCGATCGAGGAACAGGTGTTGCGAGCTGTGGAATTGAGCGCAGTCACCGGAATTATTCTGGATCTGAACGATACAATTGAGCGTGCTAGTGCCGGTGCTGTCGGTTTGCGTCCCGCTCTTGGCATGGACATACGCGAGCGCGCACCCAACTGGGCTAACCGAATGGGAACGATCGGCGCTGTTCCTAACCAGTGGCTAACGCTGATGTATGGCATTGGTTCAGACGATGCAGAGACAGACGACCTTGCGCGAGCTATCCGCTACATGATTCCATATAACAATCTGCTGTGGTGGAACGAGGCATTCAACCGGGCTCAACGATCGGCAGTAGACTTCATCGAGGATGATGACAATGAGTGAAATTACAGTACCAAACGTGCCAAGTGAGATCGAATATCAGATCACTACATCTGATGCTGGCCCTTTTGTTGTACCGTTCCCGTTCTTTCAGGAAGCAGACGTTAAGGTATTCAAGCGCGATGATGCAACGGGTATCGAAACTGAACTGGATCTGACAACGGACTGGACATTTACATTGAAGACTTCGCCGGTTGCTCAGGAAGGCGTGGGTTATACCGATGGCGAGATCACTTTGATTGCTGCGCTTGTCGATCACACGTTGAAGATTTATCGAGACACGATCATTGATCGGCTGGCTAACTACCCAAGCACCGGGCCATTCCTAATCTACCTACTGAACAATGAGTTCTCCAAGGTCTATACCATTCTGCAGGAGCTCGAAGCGCAGAAAGAAAAGTACATTAGCCTGCCTGACAGTGCTTTGGATGCTACCGGGTGGGATGCTGCCGCGCGTTCGTTGTGTAATCTGGTCGAGAGTGCAGGCGATACGTGTGCTGCTACCAATCGCCAGGTCGATGCGAACGGGCCGAACTGGTTGAACGACACAGACATTGCAACTGCTGTTGGTGCCGAGGACCAGTGGAATACTGTGTTCTCTGCGACAGGCATAGTGATCGAAGGTAACGACGCAACTAAGTTTTTTGATCTAATGACTCAGGCTTTTGGATTCCTTCAGAACAGGAACGGAGCAGAGGCCAGTGTGTATGCTCGCTATCGTTATCAGGTTGATTGTTATTCTGAGATCACCAAGATTGCCAACTCATCGTATCCGGTTCGGATCGCTGCTACCTCTGCCATTCCATTCAGCTTCATGGACATTGCACAAGACATTGATTACACCAATGGTAATTGCACAGTCACCGTAGCTGTTGATATTTTTCCCATTGGATCTAACTCCGATAATTTGTATATGGAATGGAGTAATCTAGCAGTGAATACATCGGAGCCAAGATAGTGATTGAGTTTTCTGTCGGCCAAATTATTATCAGCTTGATTGTTGTAATGATGACAGGTGTTATGTCTGGGTTTGGTGGTGCTTGGGTTGCTATTCGTGTACTTGGTAAAGAGATTGAGTGGATCAATAAAATTTTGGACAAACACGATAAAGAAATTGATCGGATACATGATCGAATGTCTTCACACGTTCAGCATTTTCACAACACTAGAAACTCAGACGATGCGTCTGGGGGCTAAACAAGAACTCTTTGCTCGGCTATATGCTGAGCATCTTGTGTGGTTGCATTCGTTACCGGGTCATGAGACACGGCTTGGTGATGTGTTTGCACACGATGGACACAAAGAGAACAGCAACCATTACTTGAAACTTGCTGGTGATATCAATTTGTTTATTGATGGTGAGTACATTACCAGCACGGAAGGACATCGAGTGTCAGGTGAGAAGTGGGAAACACGGCATGAGTTATGCAGATGGGGTGGTCGGTTTGAAGACGGCAATCACTATTCCCTTTTGCACAATGGGAGAATGTAATGAATATTTTTTCAATGATCGGCCAGATTTTTAAGCCGGCAATGGACATGCTCGACAACGTACATACTTCGAAAGAGGAAGCACTGATTCAGAAAGTGAATCTGATGCAGACGTATGTTGAAGTGATCGACCAGGGTTTGACGTATGAACAGGCGCAGCTTGAGGCCAAGGCCAAGATCATTACGGCTGAAGCACAGTCCGATCATTGGCTTACTGCAACATGGCGTCCCATTACCATGCTTACCTTCCTTGCTCTGGTAGTGTGCGATCAGTTCGGGTGGCTGGCCTTTAGACTTGCTGATGATGCGTGGACTTTATTGCAGATTGGTTTAGGTGGCTATGTTGTTGGTCGCTCTGTTGAAAAAATTGTTCCTGCTATGACCGATGCATTGAAGAAGAAAGATGAAACTTGAAATCACATGGCAGAAGATCACAAGTATTATAGGTATCCCTGCCGCACTT